GCGAGGATGGGCGAGCGATGCAGTTTCATTGTAATTACTATGTTGGACAGAATAAAAAAGTAGTGACTAGAGAGGGTTTCGGCTCGAACTGGTACGAGTGGTTTAGGGCTTGGAAGTGGGGCAGAGGAGTTGAGTTTGTTAGTCACGAACCGCCCAAGCTGAATGTCCAGTCAATGATGATTCCAAGGGGAGTGACTGAAACTTGGGGGCTAACATTCAACCACTATGCCTACGCCACAAAGGAGCAAGCCCAATTCAAGGAAGATTTCTATGGCTACAAGGGGCTAGTTGAGGGATGGGAAAAGCTACAACAAATCACAAGCCCAGTTAGGTTGAGGGATTACTTCCCATTCATAACAGACAAGAGCGTTGTCGATGAGTGTTAAAACGATCAAATACTCGCAGAGATTGGGGGATGTGCTTCGTTGCCTTCCAGCTTGCAAATACCTAGCAGACCAAGGCCACGAAGTTTTCTTTGATTGCTTCGCTCAATACCACGGAGTATTTGAACTGACCAGCTATGTGAAGGCTGGGCATAGGCAGGGCGATATAATTGATTTAGAGATATGGCCGAACAGATACAACGACTTCATCAAAAGCAGAAAGAATTGGCACGACTTTGTTTATAGCCACCCAGAGATTAAGGAAGCAGACAAGACCAACATTGTCCTAGACAAGCTAGACGATAAGCCAGCCGAGGGACTACCAGAGACTTACAACCTTGTTGCCCCTTTTGGCATATCTCAAACATTCTATCGCAACCCGCTAACGCTAATCCAAGACGCAGTAAAAGAGCTTGGCAAAGACAGCGTATTCGTTTTGTGTCCACCAGACATAAAGATTCAAGGGCTGAACACATACACAGCCCAATCAGTTGAGCAAATGGTGAAGGCAATTAGGGGGGCAGATCAGTTCTTGGCAGTCAATTCTAGTCCTATCATAATCGCCTCTGCGGTTAGGAGGGACAAAGAAAGCAGATTTTGGGGGGAGAAAAACGAGGCAGAAGTGCAGAATGTTTTTCACTTTCAAGGGCTAGTAAGAGTGGATTGACATAAGAGGTGGTTTTATGGCTGGCAGTATTCCCACCTCCTACTTCGCTACCGACCTCTCTTATATGATTGAGGACTTGTACCAAGCTGTTACTGGTTTGGGTTCGTCCTCTGTTTCTGCTTCTGTTACCGACCTAACCACAGCAAGTGAGTTAGAGATAGGGGGTGAAGTGTTCCGGGTGACTCAAAGCCTAGTTGTTTTAGCTTCTGGAATCTCTGCCCCAGTTATCGGCTCGCTATGCACGGTTAGCGGGGTGGAGCGTATGATTGGAGGATTTTCGCAAAGCACAGATGGCCTTTCATACACCATTGAGCTTGCGGAGATTGCGACCTAATGGCTTCTATTGAGAGGGAGGTTGAGAACGCCCTCCTTAATGTTGTTTCTGGTATTGGTGGGGTAAACTTCTTTACAAGCGAAAGAAGCACGGCTAGGACGATTCCAAGCGTAACAGTTCAAGCCCAGATCGGATCAGAGGAGCTTGTGCCTTTCTCTGGTGTGTTTAAAACCCCCGCATCCATCACCTATGTGGCTAGAGCAGACACAACTGCAAGAGCCGATTTTGATGCCAAGTTCTACGACATCCTAGAACAACTCTATCGTGACCCAGACCTAGCCAGTTATCTAACCAGCAATTCAAACATAACTTTCTATGTCGCAAAGGTAACTGGGGACACCCCCGCCGTGATAAGCCAGAACCGCACTTGGTCAAGAGCTATGACTTTAGACATCACGGCAACTGCAAAGAAATGAACAACAGCGTCCAAATCAATGTAGAGGATGCACTTGAGAATCTTCTTTCTCAAATCCCTAATCTTAATGTTTATAAGACTAATAGGGTTGGGGCAAAGCTATTCCCATTCGCCACAATCTCTGCATCGGTAGGGGGTCAGCTTCTTGGCAACTATACTGGGGTCTATGAAGTAGCTGTTACAATCGACTACTCCGACACGGCGGCAAAGATTAGCCAAGAGGATTTTGACGCAGAATACTGCTCTATCTTTGAGGCTTTCTATTCCGAAACTCCACCCCTATTTACAAAGATTCAAAATAACATTTTAGACACAAAGGTTTATACTGCTCGAATTACTGGTCAAACCCCAACCATTCGGACAGCTAAAAGGGCTTGGCAGAGGGGATTGAAGATGAGCCTTATTTGCACCCCATCAGAACTAGACGATGGTTTGCGATACTTGGATTTCCACGAAAAGCGAAACTCTATGTATGTTGGCGTGATTTAACAAGGAGCTTGAGAATATGGCACTTTCAATTTTAGACGGCAATCAATCGGCAACTACGCTCTCAACCATCCTTTCTAGTGGGCAACATATCACCGCCCATACAGTTGTTAGCCTTGGCACTCAAGCGATTACAGATATGCGGGGTGCAGTAAGTGGAAGCGTTGTTTCAATCTCCAACTTACCATCCACACAGACGATTGCTGGAACGGTAACTGTATCAAATGCAATTGAGTTAGCACAAGCCCTACTCAATCAAAGTGCATCTTACGCAAGTTTAGATGTAAATATTGGTGGAGTTAGTTCGGTCACGCTACCCATCTCTGGCACAGTCACCATCGGCTCTGCCCTCCCCGCCGGCACAAACCGCATTGGAGTAGTGACGATTGGAGCAGGCACGGTAACAATTGGAGCGGGAACGGCACAGATTGGGAGCGTAACGGCAAGTGGAACCGTAACTGCAAATATAGGTGGGATTGCAAATAGCGTAACATTGCCAGTTCGTCTTATTGCTGAAAGAACTGGTGGAGCACCAACTGGCGAAGATACTTTGCTGACTTGTAATTCAAATGGGATGTTGTTAGTTGATGCACAATCCGCTGGAACATCGGTTTTAGGATTTGATGGCAACGCCTTTGTTCAAATAAAGCCAGTTTCTGGTTCTTCTGTAACGATTGGCAATAGCGTCACAATTAGCTCACTTCCCGCATTAGTCGCTGGCACAGCCCAAATTGGCTCTGTCACGGCATCCATATCGAACAGCGTAGTCACATTCTATCCGATGCAGGGAACGAGCGTATCTAACACAAACTTCACAAGCCTAACTTCCTCCACAACGCTTGTGTCGGCAGTTACAATGAGGGAATCGCTAACGGTGTTTAACGAAGGGACTGGAAATCTTCACATCTCGCCCGGTGCAACTTGCACCACGATCAGCTACCAAGTGCGTCTATCGGCTGGCGATTATTGGGAATGTCCGCAAGGGCAACTATCGCTTCTCCATACCGCAGTATTCGCCACGGCTGGAACGGCTAGAGTTTGCCAAGTCAGTTAGGAGTAGGCGATGCCATTATTTTCGGCAGTAGCCCCATTGCCTGTTAATCGGATTAAAAACAGATTATTTGACCCAGACGCAAGGGATTATATTTTGCGAGTCGAGGCCGCAGATGGTCAAAGGCTTGAATCACAAGTTCGAGGAGCTATTAACGCGTTTGTTCTTGGATGCAAAGCTGACGGAATCTGGACTTCACTTGTATCTTCTTGCATTATGGCTGGGGCAAGGACGGTGGCTGGGGCAATTACTCCTATGGTTGGAAACGCACCTACAAACAACAACTTTGTTTCTGGCGATTACAGCAGAACGCTTGGATTGCTTGGAGATTCCTCTACAAAAAGTCTAACGACAGCATATAACAATACAGACTTGCCAACTGATAATGACCATATTTCGTGTTATGTAACACAAGCACCAACAGTTGGGGTTTTGTATAAATTATATATTGGAACTGCAAGTGGGATTGGCGGAAGATTATATATGGGACTAAATACGGCTGGATTGTTTAACATAAAAAATAGAACCTTATCTGGTGCTGGCATTAGTACCGGAGAAGGAAATACAACTGGATTTAAGGGACATTCAAGAAACTCATCAACTAATACAATTATTAGAAGCTCACAAACAAACACCACAAATACGACAGCATCAACAACACTTTTTTCAGCAACCATTGGAGTATTTGCAAGCGGTCCATTCATAGGCCAATATTCCGATGCTCGAATGTCATTTTATTCACTTGGAACAAATATTGATTTAGCTCTTTTAGATGCACGAATTACAACCCTAATGAACACGCTTGCAAGAGTTATAACATAATGTATTTCCTTTTCATCACACTCTTCCTCTGCTCCTGCTCGCCACGCACAACGGACAACAACGCTCTTCCACGATATAGCGATATGGGTGCGGCTGAAGATGCGGGGAAAGTGAAGTGAATGAGTGCCACAGATGATAGCGATACCCCTAGCTGGCGGGACTTTATGGCAAGCCTCAAGTTCCTAGAGGCCGAGGGCTACATAGAGATATTCTATAACGACAAGGGTGAGCAGATGGTAAGGATTGCCCCCGGTGCAGAGAAAGCTAGGTTATGAGTGCAGACCAGATTGGTGAATTGCGGGAGCGACTAGCCAGAATTGAGGAACGGCAGACCAATATAATTGCCATCCTAGAACGCCACACTAGCGAACTAGCTCAATGGTCTAACAAGATTAACACAAAGGTGGATACCCTAGAAAGGGATGCTCACACAATTAAAACAAAGCTCTGGCTAGTTGCCCTAGTCTCTGGTGCTATATTCTCTACAATCTGGGAGCTAATCAAAGTAAGAGTGCTTCCACGATAATTTGACACAACACAAGGAGATTATGAGAAATACACTTTCTAACGAGGTTTCAATCTAATGGCGGCCGTCACGATTGGCACGGCTGGGCTTTCCTTCGGTTTGGTTTCCGAGGCTGGCATTGGATTAGTTCAGAGCTTTTCAGAGGCTCGTAATGTTGAGAAGAACGAAGTTCGTAACAACTCTGGCGACATTGTTGCCATTGGATACTACAACGCCACGACTTCCTACTCACTCTCCGTTGCTATTACTGGTGCTTACAATGTGACCGCAGGGGCGGCACTTGCGGCCTTGGCGAATGCGACCACCCTCGGAACTACCCGCATCGACTCCATCACGCTCAACAAGAGCAACGATGCGTTTGTTACGCTCGACATCTCGGCTACTGGATATCCGAACGTAAGTTAATAGAGGTTCTAATCCTCTAATGAAATCCTAAACTTATGACCGAGGCTTTTTGGGGAACAACGAATATCAAAGTGGCGAGTGCCGTTGCTTCCTTTGGGGCAAAACCAAGACAACTCGACCCAGTAACAAGGACAATAAAAGAGGACGGAAGCACCCAAGCCACGTTTTGGTTCGAGGCGGGGGCAGGGGCAGAGGCCAAGGCAGAAATGGAACGCCCTTGGGCAGAAATGAAGAGCGACCCAGAAAGCCCCATTCGATATGTTCGAGCCGCCCTAGAGAACCGAGAAACATTCCTAGGACTGCTTAAAAGAGCCGTTCCGGTTCGGGTGATACAAAGGGGCGGGCAGACTTTACTTATATCAGAAAATGCAACCTCGGAACAAAGAAGGGCAATCCTTAAACACCTATGAGCATCTCACTCGAAGAAGAACTAAACTCGGCCTTTATCTCCCCACAAAAGGAGTTTATGGGTGAAAAACTAGCCCCCTACACGGAAGGCTCAAGGTTGCTCCTTTTGCAAGTAAGAGACGATGAGGATTCATCAATCTATTTCATCTGGTCTTTTATCTATGTCCACATTCTACTAGCCAAGAACAAGAAGGATGCAATTAAACTATGCTGGAACAAGGACTTGTTCCGTGAAAAGATAATGGAATATATTGAAGGCAAGACAGAGGCAGATAGAGAGATTGCCACAACCATCGTCTCTAACATCTTGGACGAAGCACAGAAGGGGAAAGTAGATGTTATCCCAACCCCCCACCAGCCCGACCTGGGAAACGCCTAACGCCAGCGGGGACAGCAAGTTTCGTGTTCTCGTTGGCTGAACGAACTGGTTGGAGCATAGATTATATTTTATGGGACATTCCTTTAGCCCTAATCACTCAAGCAACCCATACTTATCTATGGCAAAATGGGGTAAAGTGTAGGCGAGTGCTTACAGAGATTGGCGAGGATAGGGCAAACCTAGAGAGGTTATTAGGCTTAACATAAGGCAAAGAATATGATTACAGTGGAGCTATTAAACCAAGCCAAGTTTATGCACAAGCTCCAACAATATCAGCAAGTATCTAAAAAAAATATGGCTGATGTTATAAACCAAAAGCTTGGTGATGTTGCCGTGACCGCTATTGGGACTACCTACCGAACCAACACGGCACAGATAGCCTCTGAACTTCAACGAGTAGAAAGCCAAGTTGTGACCAAGAAGGTGTTTAAGCCATTTGGACTTACCAAGTCTGGAAAGGTTAAAAAGCGTAAGATTGGGGAATATGCGGTTGGATACAAGGCAAAATCAGTAAGCTATGCTGGAACATATAAGCTAGTGAATTGGTTGCTCAAAAATAGAGGGCTGGCAACGCTAGGAAAGACAAAGCAGGGAATTGGTGGACTTGGTATGGGCAACACACCCGGCACGATTGGGGCATTGGCTAGAAGGCTAGTGGCTGGTAGGAAGCGATCAGTTAATTATATTAGGAACGGATGGGCGGCGGCGGCGGCAGTATTCGGGAAAAGAGCAAGCCTTACTAGGGGAGATTATAGCCAAAAAGCAATTCAAAGACTTGGGGGAGGAACAAAGGCAGACAGCAAGAAAAGCCAAATGGAGGGGATTATATTCAATCGTGCTGGTGACATTGACACAAGGTACTACCCAGTAAGGAAAAGAGCTATCTCTGGTGCGGTGAAAGTCGGCGTTCCGGGTCTTAAAATGGCTATTGATAAAGTGATGAAAGATATGAATGTTTATCTTGCCCGAAAGAACAAAGAGGCAAGTGACAAGCTGAAATTGTAGTATGGCAGACGCAACACAAGAATTAACGCTACGAGTCCGAGGGGATAATAGCGGAGTAGATAAGGCAGTTGCAGGGACAGAAAGGGCAGTTAAGAGCCTTTCTGTTAGCGGTCAGAGGGCTGGTGTAGCGTTTAAGAACTTCAGCCGTAATTTAGCAGAAGCAAGAAATGCAAGCGATGTAGCTTCCTCGGCGGCAGAAAGCCTTACTCAAATTGTTGGCAAGTCTTTGATGGGGGCAGTAGCGATTGGTGCGGTCAAGATATTTACCGATCAAGTCAATCGAATGGGGGAGATGCTAAAGGAGACGGCGACCAACGCCCAGAAATCTTTTGATGATATAGAGAAGGCGGGGCAAGCGATGAGCCTATCAGAAGCCATCGCCCAAACCTCTGCCATTGATGCAAACATTACCTCTATCAATAACAAGCTAACAGAGCTTAACCGAAGCCCATTCCAAAACTTTATAGCTGGGGCAACTGGGGCAAGGGCAGAGCTTGAGGCGTTGGTTAAAACCAATCAAAGATTAAGGGATGTAAAACTTGCCGAGGGATTGGCAAGCGAAAATGCTAATGACGAGTTAATGTCTGGCCTAGACGCAGAGGAAAAGAAACTGCGTGATATTGATAATGAATATAGGAAAAGGCAGAAGCTCGCCCAATCGATAACAGACCCTCAAGCCTCTGCTTCTTTCAAGAAGGATGCCGGCGAAATAATGGCAAGGCAACGCAACGCCATTCTCGATAAACAAGCCAAGGATAGAGCAGAATCTCAAATCAAGTTCGACAAGATGGTTTTTGATGCAGAACAAAAACTGGCAGACCAAGCAGAAGCTAGAGAGAAGCAAACAGAACAAGAACGAGTGCAAAGAAAGATAGACAATAACAACCGCATCTATCGTGAAGAACGCTATAATCTAGACGAAAAGATTAAGCTAGAAACAAACGCTGATGATACAAAGTTTAAGCGTTTAGTGCGTGATGCGTATAGGGCTAGAGAAGAACAAAAGAAGGCCACTCAAACATCTGCCGAAACTGCTGGCGGGGTTTTGGGTGCAAGCAAGGCTGGCAGGCAAACCCTAGAAACAGCTAGGAAATTAAGGGAAAGACAACTTAAAACAGAAAATTATAAGGTCGCTGAAAAGATTGCACCCACCCAAAGGGAAAGGGAAAAATTAGCCGCACAACAAGTTGCGGGTGAAATGCCCTCATTGGGAGAGAAAATTCAAGGTGGTTTAACTGGTGTTGATCCTTCACAATTAGCAAGGGAGGCCGCCGCAAGTAAGTTTGAAAAGGATAGAAAGGTTGGTGTTCCGGGTCGTGGTGCAGTAGGTCAGACAACCGAAGCAGACACATTGGGCAAAGAAACTTTACAAGCAATTAAGACATTGGTTGATCTTATGAAATCTGGAACTGTGGTAAAATAATATGGCAAGCGTAATTATTGGATCATCAATCGACTCGAAGGTTTTACAGAGGCAGAACTTCAATAAAGAGCCTAATGGCCTAGAGACAATCATTGAGGCTTACGCTATTAAGACCTCAAACAGAGACACGGTTGTTCCAGAGAAGAACACACTTCATTCTGCCTTTTCGTCCTCTACAAAGAAATACTCTCGAATGGCCGTGGAATCCGTTGCAACCGAGGAACAAGACGGAGGAATCACCCAGATGCTTGTTACCTTTGTGGGGCTAACGACATCGACTGGTTTGCCACCGCCCATAGTAAGGCTTATCCCCACAGCTGGTGAGGGCGTGTACGGCCCTCCATTGGTTATTGAAGCAGAGTATGTAACCGATGTAAGCGAAACGGAGTTTATGGCTGGTCAGTTGGCACAGAATAATGGCCTACAACAAGCAACACTATTTACACCAACAATAAAGATGCCAGCAGTTATCAATGGAACAACAATGCCAAAAGACCCAAGGCAAGCATTCTTTTCAGCACCAAATAGCGGATTTGGTGGTGGTGTTATAGCTCAATATGGTGGATATTGTGTTTTGTCTATGTCTTGCGAGAGGCGAGGGCTTTTCTTGGTTGCTAGAAATACCTATCACGAAGTTCAGCAAATCGCCACAGTCAGATAAAGGAATTAAATGAGAGAGAATACGCTTAACGAATTGCAGGGTGTATCCATTCTTACCAAAGAGTTTTACAATAAACTTATAAGAAGGATTGAATGCACGAAGCCCTTGGCTGGTTCTGGAATTGCAATATCAGAAAAAGAAAATGGAATTGAAGTATCTATTAGCGGGGTTGGTGGTGGTATCGCCGGGTATTCGGCAATCACTCTCAATGTATGCTCCAATGGTACACCGTCTACAATCATAGTTTTTGGCAAGGCGTAGGATTGACATAAGGAAACACTTAAATGAGTCAAAGTTTAGACATCTATATTGACACAACCAATGGAAACCTAGTGGCCGCAGGGTCGGCCAGGAACGGAACACTCCCCACGCTTACTCGCAACGATTCTTACAATTTGCGAGTTCGGCTACAAGAAAGGGATTCCTCTGGTTTGCTTCGTGATTTAGATACAACTGGTTCTTCTATTAAGCTAGGTATCGGTGGGATTGATGATGCTCCTACGGATGGTCAATTTAAGCTGATTCTTAATAGCGTAACATCAACGGCCATTTCCTTCAACGCAACAACCACTCAAGTCTATAACGCCATCTCTGCAATCGCTAGTGCTGGGGTTGGAGTAACGACCTACGGAAGCGAGCCATACGCCTACCTTATCACTTCTGCTACTGCTAACACGGCTATGTCGTTTGGAGGTTCAGCCTTCACGCTTTTCCCGACTAGCTCGGTTCTCGTAAGCACTCGCAGATTCCCAGCTTCCTCGGTTGCCGCCCAACAAGTAATTCGATTGGTTCGCAACCCTGCTGTATATTCAGATACATTCGTTGCCTCTCCTACCTCTGGGGTTGTCTCGCTTACAAAAGTTCAAGATGGTTCGGCTACGCAGAATGAAACCTATAACCTAGCGATTGGTTCAGATGCAGAAGGCGGATCGGTTGTTCTTAATTACGGAACTAACTCGACTACCGCTATTCCAATAGGCTCAAGTGCGGTTAGCTTCCAAGAGGCACTAACATCTATCACAGCAATCAGCAACGGAAACATAAGCGTAGATACTGGCAACAATGCTGGGAACTATTCCATTTCTTTTGTTCGTGACCTTGGCCTAACCAACATCACTACTGCCCTTACTCTCGATGCAAGTGGGGTTATCTTTGGTTCATTTCTACAAACGACTTGCACCCTTGCAACTGCTGAACTGGATGAGTTATTTGCCGAAGCCGGGTCAGACACTATATCGCCAAAACTTGAGGTTGAGCTAACCCAAGGAGGAACACCCAAAACAGTTCTTCAAACTGATGTCACGGTTCGCAGGGATTTATTGACCAGCGGTAGTGCTGTTCCCGCCGCCCAAAGTTCCTACCTTACAGCCGCAGAAAGCTACGCCGCTTTTGTTCGCAACTCAACGACTGGGGTAAATTCAACGGCTAGAGGTCTTGCTGATTCCTCTGCCGTAACATCTGTTAATTTCGGGGCAAGGACACTCAACAATAACTCTGGAACGCAAGTAGTTTCTTACGGAACTGGATTGGCTTTTGCCAATACTCCTATGGGATTCTATGGTGCAACTGTTACCGCCCAACCAGCCAACATCAATGTTGTTTCTAGCCTTATCAATGTTGGCTTAATCGCAAGCGGGGCAACCTACGGAGTGCTTCCAAGTTCTCCATATACAGTAACCACTCTTTGTTCAGTTAGCTTTGGATCAATAGCTGGAAGCGATCAGCATTATCGTGATGTTGTAGTTACTGGTGCGGCTATAAATGATATTGTTTTGATTGGACTTCCATCGGTAGTTTCATCTGGAGCAATTGTTCAAGGCGTTGCATATAAGGCAAACACAGTCTGTCTTTCTTGTGCAAATTCAGATTCAGTTGCTAGGGATGTAAATACTGCAACCTACCGAATCACAGTTATTGGTTATTAACGCAGGGCTAATGCCCTAACGAAATCCTATGGGTAAAGTATTGTCTCCAAATTACTTCCCATTTTGTTCTTTTGCAGATGGAAATACAACACCGACAAGAACTATTGCAAAGACAATGTATGAATACTGGGTTGCAAAGACTTGGAGGGTTCGTGTTTTTATGCAAGATAATGGTGCGGCCAATCCTCCATCTTCATACTATGATTTTAATTTTGGTTTAGATGCAACATTAGAGGAAAATATAGTTTGTAGTCCTCCCTTTATTTATAAAAATGGAGCAGTAACACCTTCAGAATTTAATAGTATTTATTTTCAAGTATATGTGGCAAATAACGCAACCTCATCGCAAATAGTTGGATATTTTAGTAGATATAGTGAGGCAAATGATGATTCACTTTATATTGGAAATTTGTCTGGATTGGAACAAACTGGAACAGCACTCATATCGTTTGGGGATAATCACAACATTGAAGTTCCATTTGCAATAGCAAGCCAACAACCGGGTACAGACCCAGCGGGTTTTTACGAATTTATAACAAATGTTCAAATTACAATTCAAGAATACTGGTCTTATGGTGGAACATACAGCACAACAAGTGGAGAACGGCTCTAATCCTTTGACACCTCCCTCCTTCTTATGGAACAAATCTTAACCTTCGTTCAGTCTCAAGATGTGTTTGCTTGGTTGGGTGCGTTGGTTGCCCTTCTTTCTGCCGTGATTGCCGTTGCCTCTCTTATCCCGGGTGACGAGCCAGAGGCCACGCTTCGTAAGGTTGTAGACTTCCTCTCCAAGTTTTCTAGGAAATAAAAGATGTGGGAGGCCATTCTTGCCTCGCTTGCTGGATTGATTGGGATTGTGGCTTGGTGGACGAAGAACAGAGCCAAGACCCGCAAGGAAAGAGACGATGAACAGATTGCTTACAATCGGCGTTTGCGAGATTCGGAAGTGGACGCTTGGATTCATCGTCGGTAGTTTGCTTTGCGGGTGTGCAACCACCCAACCTTACGACATTGGCGAAGTCCCGAACCAAGATTCGATTACCGATTACATTATGCGGTGGGACAAGCTCGACCGAACCAAAGCAACCCCCGAAGAATACAGACAGCTTTTTGGGCAAGCACTCAAAACGATTTCTCGACTCGTGGAAGAGAATGAACGACTCCGAAAGAGGCTCGACCAATGACGATTCGGGAGGCGGTGGAAAGGTCAAGAGGCCACATAGAAAAGTGTGAGCCTAGTTTCGGTAAGAGGGTGGGGGCTTGGTACTCGGAGTTAATGTCCAAAAAGATTCCAGTTCTAATCTATTGCTCGGTGCGTACTCCCCAAGAGCAAGAGGAGCTATACGCTCAAGGACGGAAAAAGGCAGGGAGGAAAGTCACAAACGCTCGTGGAATACCCCCGCAATCGCTCCACATTGACCTTGGCGTGGGTTCTCACGCTATTGACTATGTTCCCCTAGCTCGCACCCCTAGCGGTGATTTAGTGGCCTCTTGGGAGGATGACCAGACCTATTCCATTTGCCAGAAGATTGCGGAGAAACATCAGCTACGGCATCTTGAATGGGAGCAACCGCATTTAGAGGACGCAAACATTTCTGGATGGAGGGAATTGGTATCTCCACAAAAGCAAGAGGTGAATAATCAAAAAGTTTCGCTAGTCAGTAAGCGTCCGTGGTCTAGCAGATAAAAGGATGACATCAGAAAAGGTAGTGGAGAAACCAAAAAAGCATTTTACCCAAAAGCACGAACTCCATCTAACGACTTTGCAAATGGCGGCGGTAGAGTCGATGGATAAAAAATATAAGCGAGGAGTTGAGGAACACGGCGGGACAAAACTTTGGGAGATGCCGGCGGTGAGGCTTGTTGAAAATGCGATTGAAGAAGCAACCGACCAGCTAACCTATCTGCTCACCCTTCGCTCCCAAATGCACATAGTTCTTGAATTAGCTAGGGATGGATGCACGGATGAAACATTGACAAACCCTCGTGCTAGAGAGTGTTGCAATCTTATTTACACAACTCTAACTGGACAAACTAAACCTCCCCTATGAAGCCAATTAAGTTCGTTGCTTGTGGAGACATCCACGGTGATGAACAAGATGCCCCTTCGGTAAAAGCTCTATTGGCATTTACAAAAGAATACCAACCCGACTTGGTAGTTTGCATCGGTGACCTATGGGATTTTAGGGCGATAAGAAAAGGAGCTGGGGATGAGGAGCAAGCGTCTAGCTTGCAAAAGGATTGGGATTGTGGGGAAGAGTTCTTGCGAGAATTCTTTAAGTTTGGGGATGAGAGAATCTTTTTAAGGGGCAACCACGATGAACGGATTTTCGATATGGCTAGGAACAGTAGAAGCGGAGTGGCTCGTGATTATGCCAACGATGGGATTGAAAATATCGAATTGATAATGAAGGAGACAAGGGCAAGGATGTTTCCCTATGATTCAGTCGGTGGAATCTACAAGTGCGGCAACCTCTCATTCGTCCACGGATACGGACACGCTATGCACAGCGGGAAGCAACACGCAGACGCTTACGGAGATGTTGTCTTCGGACACACTCACGCCATTGATTATTTTCGTAGCGTCTCAATCGACCCACGCACCGGGTACAACATCGGGTGTTTGTGCAACAAAACTCCCGAATACAACCGAGGCCAGTTGCGTAGATTAAGATGGCAACACGGCTGGGCGTTTGGTATGATCTACCCCGACAAAACTCACGATGTATTTCAAGCAAGGCAACGAGGCAACAAGTTTCATCTCCCCACAAACATAAAATCGTTTTGATATGAAACCCAGAAATCCTTGGCAACAACTTTTAGAGACAGCGATTCGCACGAAGGTAGCACCTCCACGGCCAGAAGGATTTTATACGAGAGAAGAGATTGCGAAAGAGTGGGGATTAAAATTAAACACGGCAACTCGTCATCTCGACACCTTACTAAAACAAAAAAGGGTAGAGGTGATTCGGCAGATGTCCGTCATCGAAGCAAAAAGTGGGCAGATGTTGTTGCGAAAGCTAAAAATGTTTAAGATTATTCCCATAAAGCACCCTCACAAGTAGCGTATTTATAGGGACTTACAAACAATCGTAAATAAACCCTTGACAACTTGTGGGGGTGTGATAGAGTGTGGGTATGCAAGAAACAACAACCAACACCGAGATGACTGCGGTAAAAGTCACTCGTAAAAGTAATAAAATAGCAAATCTGCCCTACGAAATTCGGCTAGGGTTTGGGTATCTTGTGAAATATGGGACAGAAAGCAAGTTCGACATTGCTCGAAATGTTATTTCAAAATGCCCAGAAGAAGATGCCTTGAAGGTAATTGCCAGCATCGAGGCCGCTCGTGAGTTTTTTTGGCAGAATTGTGCCTAACCCCCAACCCAGAAAGGAAACCAAATCAAATGAAAATACTAGAACGCATATCAACCCCAACCCGATGCTACACCAAGTATGATGACGAGGGCTTTGTAGGTGCTGGCGTAAAAATCAAAACTTGGGAACAGCGAGTTCAAGAACTAGAAAACCTTGGAGCTGATAGGAGCGATGCTCAAGCGGTCATAGATGCCGAGGACATCGTAAATCGAGGAATGCAAGCAGAAACCTTTGCTTTTTCGATGCAATGGAATCGTCAAGTTCGGCTAGACAAGGCTAGGCAAACAATGGCTAAAAATATAACCAAGAAAGGAAACCAAACCAAATGAATAAAATCCTAATCGCATATATCATCGGCCTAATCGTAGGTGCTGGCTCAACCCTTTTCATCGTTGAGCAACTCCTAAAATAATTCTTTACATAACCCCACAAAATCCTCTACAAAATAACAATGACATCCCTCCCACTCCCAGCAAGGCCAGTAGGTTCAGCCGTGCCAGCCAATCACGAGGAGTTCTCCGATGGGTTTTCCATTGAGGGCAAGTTGAATGGTTGGCGTGGTTGGTTCGACCAAGAAACCAAGCAGGGTTACAACCGGCACGGCAAGTTTGCATCGAATCATCAGTTAATGGCAGATATGATTCTCGGTGCTGGAATCAAATCTCGTTTCGTTGATTGCGAGATAATGGGACAGCGAACCAAGACTGGCAAAGGCACGATAGTAGTTATGGATGCCTTCGACCCCGCCAACCCCAAGCCTTACGCAGAACGGATGAAAGAGATTGAGCACCTAGAGGCCGTGACCTTCGATGTACCACAGAACAAGCTCCTTCGCTTTGTTCGACTTGCCCACCATAAGATCAACGCAATCTGGGATGAGATGAATTTTCAAAACAACAAGGCTGGCGAGGTGGTTTGGGAAGGCTTTGTGATGAAGGCTATGGACGATGGGAAATATCCCTTTATCACCAACCCCAAATATTGTTCACCCGCTTGGCAGAAGCAGAGGATACGCTGGTGATTATTTTTCTAGTTTCATTCTTTGGCCTTTTAATTTTGCAGGGGATAAGGCTTATTGGAAAACACATTGACCAACAAAACTACGAGAGACGGAGATTTTATTTGAGCGTTGCCGCAGACCTCGACCGCTTGGACAAGATTGTGGCCGAGGGCAACCAACCCAAAGAGCCAGAGCTAATCCTACCTAGCAAGAACTGGGTGGGGAGAAACTAAATGAAGCTCACCCCCTCAACCAAATTCGAGCTTCTTTGGAGAAGTCTTGGGGGTGGGGAGCTAAAGAGGGAACACAAGTTTGCAGAGGGCAGAAGATTCAGATTCGACTACTACCATATCGAAGGCGTAGCCATTGAGCTAGAGGGAGGTGTGTGGAGCAGAGGCAGACACACTAGGCCGACCGGGTTCTTGAATGATATGGAAAAATATAACCTCGCCGCTTCTATGGGCATCCTAGTTTTCAGAGTTCCATCCCACGACATCAGCACGAAATGGCTTTCCCCGATAATCAAAACCATAAATGAAAGGACAAAAAAATGAGTGAAGCACTGCCTACATTCTGGTATGAAGAACCAGCCAATAAAAAATTACCAAATGAAACCACAGATGAATGGGTAGTGAGATTGTTTGGGGCTTTCCCAGATACAGAGTTCGACCAGCGGAATGACTTTAGAAGTTTGAATTTGCCAGTCAGCGGAAGCAGAGAAGATCGTGAGTCGCTGGGCGACTACGACTACAACCAACAACCAATAACAATAAGGAAAATAAAATGAATGAACTAGCAGTAACCAACGGCAACGGAGTCTCAACCCACATTCGCCAAGCGACTGATGTGGCTGGGGCTTGTCGAGCCATCGTAAAAGAAACTTGCCAACGCATAGGCCAAAAGGACTATGTTCGAGTCGAGGGCTGGCAAGCAATCGCAGTCGCTCACGGATGCGTAGCTTCCGCAAGAGATGTTGAGCGTCTCGAAGATGGCTATCGTTGTATCGGTGAAGTGAAGCGAATGGACAACGGCCAAGTCATTTCAAGTGCCGAGGGGTTCTTGGGTGATGACGAGCCTATGTGGGCGAACCGACCGACCTACGCCAAGCGAGCGATGTGCCAGACCAGAGCAATCAGTAGGGCTTGTCGTTCTGCCTTCGCCCATATCGTAGTGCTGATTGATAAGAGCCTATCGACCACTCCAGCCGAGGAAGTTCCTCACGGCGGGTTCGAGGACATTAACCTCAACAAATATGAGGAAGCACAGAAGCCAATAAAACTAGACACGGTTAAGTCGGATTCGATTATCAAGGCAGACCTAGCAGACATCACGGCAAAGCTCAACGGAGTTGCGGTCAAGACGAATGGTGGTGAGCCGAGAGATATGGAACTGAAGTTCGGCAAGCATAAAGGCTCAACGCTACGACAGATCGCCGCCTTTGGAAATAAGGGATTGGATTACTTGGAGTGGTTGTCGAAGCAAGACCTCAAGCCGGGTGCAGATGGCAAGCCATACAAGAACGACATCATTAGAAACGAGATCATCGCAGAGATTCTTGCGGAAGCAGATGCCATAGCGAAAGGAAATCCAAATGACGAAATCCCATTCTGATCAACTCCAAGATATTATAAATGATGCGATGAGAAAGGCCGCCGCCCTCGAAAGGGAGCGGTGTGCCGAACTCGTCCAGAAACTAGCCGATGGGACAGAAGATCAAGTCATCCAAGACATTCTCAACGAGGTTGTCGTAGCCCTGCGGAGGCTTACGGATGAGCGTTGATGTTGATGTTCCAAGGGTCAAGTGGTCAATGCTTGAATGGAAAACACCGGAGGATAAACCTAAAAATGACGAGAGAGTT